GAGCATGCCATCGACATCAGTAAGCTCAACGACGACGTTGTCGAAATTGGTACGTTGGTTTATCACATGGCGAAGTCTGGCGCTAAGTTCGCCGGCGTACCATTCGACTATGAGCTCGACGATTTCCTTGGCCTCATCGACTTTGCGGACATGGAAGCTATGACCGACGCCTTGTCTACGCTACTGGGGGGCGGCGAAGACCAAAAAAAAGCGAAGGCAAACCGCTAACGTTTGAGGATTGTATGCAGATTGGGCTGGGGCAATTGCGCTTCAGCCCATCTGTTTTTTATGACCTGACGTTTGAGGAGTTCCTATGTGCAGCGCAAGGCATGAACCGCCAGGAGGAACAGCGACAGCAACAGGAATGGGAGCGCGCACGCTGGACCGCGACGCTGCTGCTATCGCCACACGCCAAGCAAGGCCAGCGCCTCAAGCCGACCGACCTTTGTATCTTCCCATGGGAGAAGAAGGCAAAGAAGAAAGGCAACAACAAGCTGTTGGCCAACACCATAAAACGCATTACAAGTGGCAAAGCTTAAGGATCTAAAAGTCACAATCGGCCTGAGTAAGAAAGGCCTGACCAAGCTAAACGCCGACCTGCGCAGGACGAAGGTCAGCTTTAAGCGCAACTTTGGCGAGATACAAGGCATGGTCAAAGGCGTGGGGCGCGGGATGACCACCGCGCTTACTGTGCCATTAGTAGGTATCGGCGCAGCTGCTGTGAAAAGCGCCGCACAATTAGAGACGCTTGAAACCAGCTTCATCAGCTTGACAGGTGGCGCGAAGCAAGCGGCAGACATGATGCAGAACCTTAATCGGTTTACTGCAAAGACCCCGTTTCAAATTGAGAACGTAGCCAACGCCGCGCGGCAGCTGATTGCGTCAGGCACGGAGGTCGGACAGGTCAACGATCAGCTGCAATTTCTTGGCGACATCGCGGCCACCAGTGGCGTAAGCATTGAAGAAATTGCCGCCATCTTTGCCAAGGTTAACGCCAAAGGCAAGGTCGAGCTTGAGAACCTTAACCAATTAGCTGAGCGTGGCATACCCATCTTCGACGCGTTAGCTGAGGCGACAGGTTTGCCGGCTGACAAACTTGGGGCGGGTGCCGTCAGCGTAGAGCAGTTTAATAAGACGCTCAGCAACTTTGCGCAGGAAGGTGGCTTTGCTGCTGGTGCAATGGAGCGGTTGAGCGGTACAGCTGCGGGTAAGTTTAGCACGGCAATGGACAACCTGAAGCTGGCGGGTGCTGAGCTGGTGAAAGGATTGATGCCAACCATTAGCAGAATTTTGGACGGAATCACCTCAATGGCGCAGCGTTTCACGGCGTTGGGTGAGTCTACCAAAAACACCATACTTGTCATTGCTGGTGTGCTTGGCGCAGCTGGACCGATTGCTATGGCTGTTGCTGCCTTGATGCCTGTGTTCGCTGCTTTAACCGGTCCGATTGGGCTTGTGGTTTTAGCCATTGGTGCCATCGTCACCGGCGTACTTGCTTTCCGCAAAGAGATAAGCGGACCGCTCGCTGATGTAGCCAACTTCTTCATTGACATATACAATGAGGTCGCACCCATTCGTGTGGCCATTGCCATCCTAACGGGTGCAGTCAAAACCAATTTTAAAATTATTGCGCTGGCTGCTAAGACGGTCTTTGACAGCATCAAGACAATCGGCGAAGCGCTGTATGCCTTGATTATTGAAGGCGATGTAACCAAGGCTAAAGAAGTTTTCTTAAATGGCTTTCAGGACATCGGCACTGCAGTGTTTGATGAAGCTGTAAGCATTGGTGAGGAATTTGGCGCTGGCATCGAGGACGGTTTAAAGAGGCGCTTAGAGCGCGTTAAGCCTGAGGACATAAGCAACGCTTTAGACTTCAGCAGCCTGTTGGATTTTGGCGGTACAGGTGGCGGAGGTTCTGCGGACAAAATGCAGCGCTTAGCCATGCGCACGGCAGCCACGGCCGCAGCCACTACGCCCGGCCTGCTCATATCGTCCGACGCAGCAGCACAAACGACATCCGCAGTCAGTCGTATGAACGACATGGTTGCTGTCAGTGTAGATCTCGCTGGCCAAGCTTCTAACGCATTCGTTGGACTGGGTGAAGCGCTGGCAGGAATGGCAACAGGCACTATGAACGTCGGCCAGTTTATGGCTAGCGTGTTGACCAGCTTAGCCGACTTGCTTGGTCAGATTGGTCAGCAGTTTATTGCCGCCGGTATTGCAGCCGCTCAGTTTTACGCCAACCTGATAGCCAACCCGTTTGCAGCTGTTGCCGCTGGTGTTGCGCTTGTGGCTGCGTCCGGTATCATCAAGGCGCTGGGTTCTAAGTTGGCAAACAACGAGGTGCCGCAGATGGCCGAAGGTGGACTTTTTACCGGCGCTTCCTTGGCGATGGTCGGCGAAGGACCAGGCACCTCAGCTATCAACCCCGAGGTGGTCGCACCACTCGACAAGCTGCAGCAAATGATGGGCGGTGGTAACGTGACGGTGACCGGCATGATCCGAGGCAGTGACATTTTGTTGAGCAACGAGCGCTCACTACTTGACCGCAACCGCACAAGAGGATTCTAATGCTGAGATTCTACGGTGACTTTCAAAATGATGCGGGCATACAGTACCGCATCAACATCTATGACAACGACTACGTCTCGACCTCATCGGAGGTGACGGTCGGCGTGCCTGGCTTTACGCTGTCGTACGAAGGCAACAACCAAGAGCAGTACCAGCCAATCATACCGAGCAAGCTAGAGTTCACCATCTACAACGAAGGCGGCGACTTTAATACGTGGCTGAATACTGTAGTACCGTCAGCGCCTGAGGCGCAGTTTGTAATTGAGGTCTTGACCGACCCGAACGAAATAGACGAGGCGGTCTTTTGGCGTGGTGTCCTGCTGCCGGAGCAGATACAGCAGATGGACGAGCCAACGCCGTCAGCGGTAAACCTCACGGCCAGTGATGACATCAACCAGCTCAAGGAAACGACAGCCGACGACCTCACGCTCGCAGCCTCGCCGACGATTGTAGACTACATCTACCAGTGCCTCAAGCTTACGCGTCAGTTTGGACTGTACGACAGCGCTGATGCGTACCTCATCTACATCGATGACTTCGTGCCGGGCAGCTACACCGGTGACGATTGGTTAGGCGAAAGCATTATGTATGCGCCAAGCATAGCGGGCACGGTACCCACAGAATACTACAACGCGTTTGAGGTGCTGCGCAGCTTGGCAATCACCTTTAACGCGCGCGTGTTTCAGGCGGAAGGCGTGTGGCACTTTATGCCGCTGACAGCATTCCAACAGCGCAGCGACGGCGACAGCTTCATCACCAAAATGCACCAGTACAACGCCGGTGGCACCGAGGACACTTGGAGCATCATTGATCGTACGAACTGGTACACAAACATCTTGCGTATTAACGGCAGCGACTTCGAAAAGATGGCCGGCAACATCATCGAGTATAGCCGACCAACGAAGCGCGTGGATAGAATACGAGAGACGCGAGGCAATGAGTTCCTGTTTCAATCCAACACAGGCTTCACTACGCTCTCAGCTAGCACCAACGACATAGAGCTAACGGACGATGACCGGGTGTACTATGAGGACAGCACGCACCTTATCACGCTGAACTACAACGTGGACATTGCGCCGGTGACATCGGCACCCATCGACATCGGCAACTTCTACACCGTGCGCGCTGACTTCACAATCAAGTTTGGCGACCAGTACTATACCGACACAGGATGGAGCGGAACCGTAGGCACCAAGTCTGTGGTGCTGGGGCAGTACTACCGCTTCTATGGCTTCGAAGAAATCAGCGAGGTGAGCGTTCAGGTGCCGGAGCTGGTAGACGATGAGGTAGGACTTGACGTGACGCTTAACGTGGTGGTGCTGGGCATCGGAGCCAGCGACCAAACCGGCAGCCTTGGCACGCACAATGTGCTCTTCATTGTCCGGGTGTACCCCGGCGACGGATCGCAAGGCACCGGCGACAGCATTACGTTTAGTTCGCAGACATCGATAGACAACCAGGTGACTATCGTGCAGGACAGTGTGGTGACGGGTAACGCCGGCATCGACTACGCTACAGGCGGCACGGCGCTGCCGTTCTATAGTGGCAGTTTTCACGGTACCGGTTTGGATTTCACAAGCTGGACGAGCAGCCAAACGGCTACCGGTTACAGCTTGCACCGTCTTGGCGTGCGGGAGATTATGTACAACACGCAGCTGCCGCACCGCATCAGGCAAGGCGCGCTGTACCTCAACTCTGTCGATATGCTGTGGCCGTATCATTTGCTGCGCGAGGACAGCGAGGACCACGTAATACATGAGCTGACGTATAACGCCAACGACAGCGAGGCCACCGTAGAGCGCTTCCAGCTCAATCAGGATGACACCAACCTGAGCTTCCGCAGCGACGAGTTTGGCACCGATAACCCACGCGATCGCTTTGTGCCCAATGGCAGCACGTCAGGCATACAGCAGGAGGTCAACGACCTGCTGACCGGTAGCCTACCGCAGTTCCATG